ATTTTCTTTGGCAGTTGCCGCTAAATCCCAGAATCTTACTTTACCTATTAACTTCCAATCATCGGGTATTTTATCGAGAATCTCAAACCAAGTCCGATCAAATACTGTACCAGCTTCATATTTAATCTTCCAGTTGCCTCTAAGAAGCCTTTCTCGTTCAACTTGATGAAGTGAATAAAGGTTAGCTAAGTAGGTAGGGTTAACTTTTATCAGTTCTCTATTATCAAAAATCGTGGCAGGAATAAAAGTAAAACTCTTGATTAAGTCTTCTGGTTTAATGCTTATTTCTTCATTTAATAAAAACTTTTTTTGAATATCATTAGGAATCATTTCAAAAAGCTTATCTTTAAGACTAAATTTATCAATTAATTCTTGTTTATTATCAGCCCAATAAACCGTATCTCCCTGCCTAATAAAGTATCGAACTATTCCCGACCTTTCTTCAATAGCATAGCCGTCTTTTGGGTTGATCCACCAAGAGATAAAACTAGCTACCCATGAATCAGCGTCGGGGTTACAGGTTGCTCTAACAGAGGGTTTAATTCCTGATACAGACCGGTTTCTAGAGAGAAGATAGAAAAACTGTTCCCGCGTAAAATGGGTTAGTTCGTCAAAACCGATCCTAGTAATCTGAGAGCCTTGATAAATATGCACGGTTTTTTCATGCTGTAAATGCCTAAAAGATACCCTAGCACCACTAGGAAACCGCCATTCAAGACTAGGCTTTTCTATAAAAGTACCCTTGATAGGATAATAGATTTTACGACTTTCATCTACTAATCCCCCAGCTTGAGTAAATTCAGGATAAGTCCGGCGAAACATGACAGCCCGGTAATCAGGATTGTCAATATATTCTTGACGAACAAAATCAGTTAATAAGGCTCTGGTCTTTCCTGCTCCTGCGGCTCCACCGAATATAATTACATCAGCGTCAATTTTTCCAAATAAAGCTTGTTTTCCCTCTTGTAATTGAGGGAAAACAATTTCTTCTTTGGTGTTAACAAGTCGATATTTTTCGGTCGCTGTTTTTATCTTTGAGAGATTTCTATAAGATAGTTTCATTTTCTAAATTACCTTTATTTGTTGGCTGTCCTATCAGGTTCCCGTCGGGGTCGATTGCGGCCAACCCATTTTTTTGTAAAATACTAATAGCATATTCTACAGTGTCAAGCCCTAATGCTTTTTCTACTATTTCCGTGACAGCTTTAGTCATGATCACAGCGTCTTTGTGACTCCAATTACCGTTAGGGTCGTCTAGCGAACGATTGTTTATCTCCTCGCTTTTTTCGAGTGTTCTAAACGCATTCCTTATGCTTTTATCTGTTATTTGCTTTAAAATTCCATCTCTATAAGCCTCTTGATCTTGTATCTTTTTAAGCCAATATGCTTTAGCTCGATCTTCCCATCGATACATTTTATAGGCTAATTGCCATTGTTCCGGAATAGTAATACTGCGTTTACTTTCAGTCTTTGGAATATCTTCACCTGCCGACGCAGCGCAATCATTAAAAGCACGATTTAATGATCTGTACCCCGCGGGAAGATGGACATAAAAAGCTTGAAATTTTTCAAACCATTGGGCCATTTCGTAGGGTTGTCTTTCCCAAATGGGATAATGCCCAAACTCGATAGGTACGTTTGGTATTAGATTATCAAACCGACTAGCCTTGCCTGATACAGGGCTTTTAGGGGTTGGGGTTGAGTTATTTGGGGGTACTTTTTTTCGTCTTGGCATTAAACTAAAATGTAATCTCGATTAATCAATATTATGCCAAATTGATAAGTTTTGTGCCGTGTAACCAAAAAATAAACCGATAAAATTAAGTTGATCTAAAGGAACAACCTTTTATAGTAGTTAAAAATGCTTAGTGATATTCTCAACGGTGATAATCAATAAGAATGGACGTATAACAACCAAATATGCTGAAAATCGGCAATAAATCGGACAATCAGTCCAGTACAAAAGTATCCACAGTGACACTTGATAAACTGTCACTCTTTATAAACTGTCACTCTTTGGTAACAATTACCAAAGAGTTCGAGTATTGTATCTTTCATCGTAACTACCTTCCACTAAAAAGTTTGAAGCTATTGCCACGGACAACATAAAAAGATTATGGTTTTTTTGAAGACATTTAGGAATAGAAATGCCTGTTACTATTAAAAACATACTTGTTGCTATATTAAATTTAAGCTGATCCAACCAATTACGTTTTTTAGTTGGGTTTTGTATGTTACTTAACAATAAATCCATTTTACCATTCTTGATAGTTTTATTATAAAAATTTTTCAATACCGTTGATTTAGGGTTTTGTCTTGCTTCGTTTACTAAGTCATTAACATATTTCTTGGCTTCATCAGGTAAATTAAAAAATTTGTCTTGAACTTTCATTGTGCGTTGAATATCCATAAATTTAGAACCTGTAAACTTAGGTTTATTATATCAAATTATTTCGTTTTAGATAATCTGTGTAATCGTCTGTTCCCATTATTTTCAAAAAATCAATACAATCGCTTACATAAGGCCCGTAAGTGGGAACCGCGTCCCAATAATGATAAAAATGATAAAGGTCAATAACTTTGCTGCCTAAAGTGTACAAAGTCTCCCCTGTAATTTTACCATCAATCTCTTTTACAATTGTTTCGATTTTTTCAACCGATGCAATTTCGCCAGCAAAGATGTTTTTTATTAATCGCATTTATTTAAACCAGACAAACTTGTGATGGCAGTCCTGGCAATAAAATTGCCTATTTCCTGCTTTAGTATCGGGTAATTGGTGAAGATTGTGACTGTGGCACCTGGGACAATGCTCTTCCTCTGGGGGGAGCAATTCTCCCAATTCCAGGCACCGATAAACTTTATAAACGGCGCGGCGGACGTGCTCTTGTTGCACGCCTAACTTTTCGGCTAATTTTTTACTAGCTTTGTACCGATAAAACTTGTGCTTTTCGGTAAGGGGCAAAGGAAGAATTCCGTAGAAATCAGCCCATGCCCGATAAATGTTAGCTTGTCTTGGTGTAATCGGCATAATCAAAACTGTAATACTTTCAATAATCCTCTAACTGATAACTGATAACTGATAAATACCAAACTATTCTGGCTGTGGATCGAAAATTTCTACAAGAATTTCGATGTCGTTGCCAGTTCCATGCAAGTGGATATTTATATTATCTGAATCGGTAAGAGGATAATCCCAGCCATCAGGAATGATGGCTTCGCACGTGATTAATTCGTTAAGTTCCGTCCAATCCACATCAAAAAATACATTTTCTTTGCCTGTTAGACATTGCCCGCCGCCTCGCCGAACTAAGCTCCGAACTATTTCAGAGATTTTAATTGCCCCCTCTTCGGTTTCAGCAAATTCAGCAATTGGAATCTCCCGGTGAAAATTATTGTAGTAATTTTCCCAAATTGTGTCTTGATCTCGCCAGTAAGCTCTTTGAATATCTGGGCGTTCATTGTCAATGCTATACATAATAATTCTTTTCCCCCTACTAAAAGCTTCGGGGTATCCCTAATAGGGATTATTAGATAAAGCGCACGCAACTACGACTATAGTTCATAGTTTCAATTCCTAATAGGAGTTCTTTGTGCAACTACCTTAAGTAAATCACCTAATTCGTAAAAATAGGTGTTTTGCTGTGCCACTTTAGGCACTGGCACGCTGAGAAAAGCGGTAACATACTTCTTGATAGGAGATGCTCTGAATTTTCCCTTTGACATTTTCAAATACCCAGTAATCGCCATCGCTATCTTGATAAATAACGTTTAAATCGATAGGAATGTCAAAAGTTGCAGATGTTTCGCCTTTTTTACCTTCAAATTTTCGGCTTACAGGCTCGATAAACTTCTTAGTGAATCCACCGTGCTTAATATCTTTTTCGGGTGAGATTTTCGCTACCCATGCTCTCCAAGCGCGGCGAGAAGTTTCTAGGGTAAGAGTGCGAGTTTTAGGCAATCTTTTAAAGCTTACGATAGTATTTTTTTGAAGCTGTTCAATTGCGGCTTCTACCGCTAAGATTTTAATCACTAATTTAGCTTTAGCACGATTGCCATGAGTCGCTCGTAATTGAGCGTTCAACTTGTTTAATTTTGTTTCTAGCGTGTTCACTTTGATCTCCTATTTGTCCATACTTTAATCTAATCACCTATTCCCATATCGTGGGAGTTAAATTGTGACAGTTTATCAAGTGTCACACTTCGCCAACTATCTGAAAATTATCATGATATATTTAAAATATAAGCACTAAACCGAGTGCATCCATTAATTAGAGCCTCCATAAGCTACTGGGCAGATCAG